TGATATGCCCACGGATCTATTTAACGTGTTCGCAGGAAACAGAACCAAAATAACAAGGAAATAGAAACATGAACAAAGAACCAACGATAAAGAAACAAAATGCATTGGCTACAAATGTAGTGTTTGAAGCAGATGCAAATGTGCAGACTGGAGCGGTAGGACAAGATGATCTTGCATTACCGTTTCTTAAAATACTTGGACAGTTATCTCCTGAAGTAAACAAGAGAGACGGCAAGTATGTTGAAGGTGCAGAGCCTGGAATGATTTATAATTCAGTAACAGGTGAACTCTTCAATGGTGAAACAGGAGTCTCTGTGATTCCATGTTACTACAAACTCGAGTATGTCGAGTGGAAAGACAGAGGAAAAGATGGATCTGGTGCGCCAGTTAATATCTATCCTGCGTCTAGTGACATCATGACTAAAACAACTAGAGGTGCAGACTTTAAAGATAGACTTCCAAACGGTAACTATATTGAAAAGACTGCTCAACATTTTGTTGTAGTCAATAGTGCTTCACCAACCACTGCGTTGATTGCTATGAAATCTACTCAATTAAAAATTAGTAGAAAATGGAATAGCATGATGCAAAGTATAAAGCTGCAGGGTAAGAACGGTATGTTCACACCCGCATCTTTTAGCCATCTTTATCAGCTAAAAACCGTACAACAGTCTAATGACAAAGGTACGTGGTTTGGTTGGGAAGTGAGCAAGATAGGTCCAATTCAAGATGCTACGACGTATCAACAAGCTAGAAGTTTTTCTGAAAGCATTTCCAAAGGAGATGTTCAAGTAAAACATGGTGAGGAAGATACGGCTAAATCTTCGGATGGATCCGCTCACATTATGTAAAATTCCCCTCCGGGAATGGTTGCAACAGGGGTGGCAAAGCGAGAGTGGAGCCACCCCTACTAAAGAGGAAAGATGGAAAATAAATTTATAGAAATATTTACAGGACTTAAAAGAGATTATGGTTATGCTGATATAAACTCTGCATACAAAGACCCATCTACAGGTAAATTAAAATTAAAATATGGTTGGGCAGCAAAAGAATTATTAGAATCAGATTATTTAGATCATCTTACAGGTAAAAAATCTATAGGTATTCAACCTTGTAATGATGAAGGACTCGCAAAATTTGGAGCAATTGATATCGACTCTGATGAGTATGATAACTTTGATTTAAGAAAGTATTTAGAAATTATTGATAAAAAAAATATTCCAGTAATACCTGTTAAATCTAAAAGTGGTGGACTTCATATTTATGTGTTCTTTAAAGAACCAGTCAAAGCAAGTTTTGTCAGAAACTTTTTAGATAAATTATTATTTACATTTGATTTAAAAGCATCCACAGAAATATTTCCAAAACAAACACAACTAGGTGTAGGTTCAGATCAAAAACCAATCAATGGTAACTTTATTAATTTACCTTATTACAATCGTAATGAAAGAGTAGGTGTCAATCTAGACGGTACAGAGTTTACTTTTGAACAATTTATAAAAGTCGTCGAGGCTAACACAAAAACAAAAGAGGAACTAGAAGAATTTGCAGATGAATTAATTAGACTCGAACTTACAGGTGGTGCAGATGAATTTATAGATGGTCCTGTATGTCTACAAAGATTATCAAAATCTAAATTGGATGATTACAGAGATAGATTTATTTATAACTATATGGTGTTTGCCAAAAAGAAATATCCTGACAATTGGGAAGAAAAGCTTTTAGAGGGTGCTAGAAATTACATTGTCTATGATAACATATGGGGCGATGAAAAAGTAAAACAAAAAATTAAAGCTTATAAAAAAGATACAGCAGGTCATACTTGTTCAGAGGAACCTATCAATAGTATGTGTGTCAAGTCAGAATGTTTAAAAAGAAAATTTGGTGTAGCATCAGACAAAGTTAAAAAGTTTCCAACACTATCCGCATTAATTAAAATAACTCATGTACCGGATCCAGAATTTAGATTTACTGTACACTATAATGATAAAGTTGAAGGCGAGACTACGCAGCAAATAATTGCAAAAGATATTAATTATATGATGGACCAAGAAAAATTAAGACGTTTGATAGGCGCACATACTCCTGTTCCACCGCCGCGAATAAAAGATAATGATATGCAAACTATTTTAGACAACCTTTGGCAAGGAATGAAAATACAAAAAGCTCCTCCAGGTACATCACCAAAAGAAATATTACATAAACATTTAGAGGATTATGTTTATGGTGTTCCAGCTGTAAGTGATGCTGCATTTAGAAGTGGTAGTACATTAATAGATACAGATGGTTTTGCTTATTTTGTATATGATCCTTTTTATAATTTTTTAAAAAATAAGGAATGGAAAATTAAGATTGATAAGACAGGACAAATGTTAATAGATTTTTTTAAAGCTGAATTAGGACACGGTAAAAGATATCCTAAGAAAGCTACTGAAAAGAAATCAAACAATCCAGTAAGATGTGTAAAAATCCCTATGAGTAATTTTACAAAAGAAGAAAATGAAATAGAGATCTTACCTATGAAGAGTAAAAAAGATATTCTTTAATGACAAAAGTTACAAAGATATATGGCCCTCCAGGTACAGGGAAGACAGAAAAATTAATTCGAAGAGCAATGGCCTACATAAGAGTTGGTACTCCTGTAAATAAAATAGGTTACTTTGCATTTACTCGTAAGGCAGCTCATGAAGCAAGAGACAGAATGCTCAAGAAAAATCCTGAATATAAAAAGAAACAACTTAGATATTTTCAAACATTACACTCTTTAGCTTTTCATAGTTTAGGACTCAGAGAAGAAAACGTTATGCAAGACTATCACTACAATGACCTTGGAAAACAATTAAGTATAAGAGTTAATGCTAAAAAAGATGCTGATGCCTCACCTTACTTAACCTGCGATAATGAATACTTTCAAATTATTTTAAAAGCAAAAGAAAAAGATATTCCGGTATGGGAAGAATATTGTACTGGTGAACATTCAACAAATGTAAAACCTGATTTGTTAAAACACATTGAAGCAAACTACAATCACTACAAACATCCAGACATAAACAACTTAGTAGATTTTACGGATATGATTCACGATATTGTACAACAACCAAACAAAGTTCCAAACTTTGATGTAGTCTTTATTGATGAAGCCCAAGATCTATCACCTATACAATGGAAATTTTATGACATATTAAAATCTAAATCAAAAAATATTTATTTAGCTGGGGATGATGACCAAGCAATATATGGCTGGGCAGGTGCAGATGTAGATAGATTCATTCAAGAACCTGCTACAGAAAAAGTATTGTCAAGATCAAGAAGAATTCCAAAAGCAGTGCAGGACGTATCAGAAATTATTACTGCAAGAATCGCAGGACTCAGAGCGACTAAAAATTATTTACCAAGAGATGAAGAGGGATTGTGTAGTAAAATCAATAGTTTAGAAAATGTAGATCTTCACCAGGACAACTGGTTAATACTAACTAGAACCTTATCCAGGGCAAAAGAAGTATGTGATCTTTTAAAAGTAAAAGGTTTGTACTATGAAAACAGACATCAAAAAAGTTACAACACTAAACTTTACAAAGCAATTGTTAATCACAATAAATGGTTAAATGGTGAAACAATAACTGATACGGCCAGAGCAGATATAATAGAATATTTAGGAAACAGAGAACTTATAAAAGATAGAAATAATTATAATTTAAAATGGTTTGAATGTTTCGATAATGCATCTGCTGAAGAAAAAATTTATATAAGACTAATGTTGTCAAATAAAGAAAGATTAAGTGATGATGCAAGAATTAAAGTATCTACTATTCATGCTGCAAAAGGTGGTGAATGTAAGAATGTAATTTTAGTATTGGACAATGCTAAAAAGATAAGAGAAGCTACTACCAAAAGTATAATAAAGCGTGACGAAGAGCATAGAGTATGGTATGTAGGTTGCACGAGAGCAAAAAGAAACTTATATTTAATGAGAGCAAAAATAGAACGAAAGGGATATTTACTATGACAGCAGAAGATATATTTAAAGAATCATTTCCACAATACACTCAGGTAGGCGGGAATCACTATACAAAGTTTCCTATTCAACCTTATGAGTTTATTTCTAAAAATGATTTATCTTTTTTTCAAGGCAACGTTGTGAAGTACGTTTGTCGTTATCAGAGAAAGGGAGGCATAGAAGATCTTAAAAAGATTGTACATTATTGTCAGTTAGAGATGTTAAAAATTAACGACATGAAAAAGAAAAAGTAATGCCAAAAAAATCAACGGTAAGAAAAACAATTAAGTTTGCTAAAAATAAATTTAATTTAGAAATTTATCTTGGATTAGAGAAAGACATTGCATGGGAAATATTTCCTCATGACTACAATGCAGCTTTATATGCATTTAGTAACAAAGATAAGATGACCAAAACAATACAAAACAAATATGTGTATGAGGTAAAAAAATGAAGGTGCCTTTATTTGAAGCACAGACAGAATGGAATGAACCAGAAGAATATCCGGATTTAAGAAAATACGACGAGATCGCAATTGACTTAGAGACAAGAGATCCAGACTTAAAATCTAAAGGTAGTGGATCTATTATTGGTAATGGAGAGGTCGTAGGTATTGCTGTTGCTGTACCAGGTAGAAAATTTTATTTTCCAATTGCTCACGGATCAGGGCCAAACATGAATCGTAAAAAAACTTTAGAATGGTTTAAAGATGTTTGTGAGTCAGACGCTATAAAAATATTTCACAATGCAATGTATGATGTGTGTTGGATTAAATCTATGGGTTTAAAAATTCAAGGACAAATAGTAGACACTATGATTGCAGCATCATTAATTGATGAGAATAGGTTTCGATTTGATTTAAATAGTTTATCTTGGGATTATTTAGGTCATGGTAAAAATGAAGCTGCATTAAATGAAGAAGCAAAGTCTAGAGGATTAGATCCTAAAGCAGATATGTGGCAACTGCCAGCAATGTACGTTGGATCTTACGCAGAGAAAGATGCAGAGCTTACTTTAGAACTTTGGCAAATATTTAAAAAAGAATTATTACATCAAGATGTTGAATCTATTTTTGAACTTGAGACGGATTTATTCCCTTGTCTGGTAGATATGAGATTTCTTGGGGTGAGAGTGGACGTTGAAAGAGCTCATAAATTGAAGCAACAATTAACATTGCAAGAAGAAACATTACTCCACCAAATAAAAAAAGAAACAGGAGTAGATGTTCAATTAATGGCTGCACGAAGTGTTGCCAAAGTTTTTGATAAACTTGGTTTAACTTATGAAAGAACTGCGAAATCACAGGCACCTTCTTTTACTAAAAATTTTATTTCTAATCATGAACACCCTGTAGTTAGAATGATTGCTCAAGCTAGGGAAGTTAATAAGGCTCATACTACATTTATAGATACCATAATAAAACATGAACATAAAGGTCGTATCCATGCTGACATAAACCAGATTAGATCCGATCAAGGTGGAACTGTAACAGGACGATTCTCTTATTCGAACCCTAATTTACAG